GCATGCTGACCGAAACAGACATTGCGAGCCTCATCCGCTCCCTCGCGAAAGCGAAGGGCTGGAAGGACACCTATGCGGCACGTCTTGCGACGGGCAGCGGGGATACGCTGGTGCGCTTGGACGGGGGGATCAATCTGACCCTCCCCCGCGCCGCCAAAATCATAAACAACATCAGCCGCCTTTGGCCCTCCGATCTGCCATGGCCCGAGGACATCCCTCGGCCCGGTACGAAGAAGATGGCCGATCCGACCCCCACCAATCCACGAAAACAGGTTTCGGAGGTGCGCGGATGAACGACCGCGAGGCATTCCCGCGTGCAGAGCGCAAGGCTATCGCCGCCAACATCCTGCTCGCGAGCAGTGTGAAGGGTTCGTCGATCGCGGCGTCCCTGGGCATCAGCCCCGGCATGCTGTCGAAGTGGCGGTCGCCGGATTACGACGAGGCCCCGAGCCTCGACGATCTGGCCCGGCTCGATCTGGCGGCACAGACGACGATCCTGCGCGAGCGGATGTGCGATTACTACGGCACGCCCGACCGGTCGCAGATGGTGCTGCGCGCCCTGCGCCTGAACGCGCAGATCGCGAATGCGTTGGAGACGGGCGATGCCGACTTCATCGATCGGCTGGAAAGCGCGATGACGGGATCGGCAGCATGAGCGCCCGCCCCGACATCGTGTGTCAGCCCGACATACAGACCTGCAGCTGCGGTGCAGTCAATGCTGACGGTGCCACCGCCTGCTGGCGCTGTTCGCGTCGTCTTTCCCTCAACATATCAGGAGATCGACATGGTCGAGAATACAGTGGAGCGCGAAACCCAGCCGGGGCCGCGCAAGAAGCGTACCTCCTTGGAGCAGCATGCTGGGGAGATGCAAAGCCTCATCGCAGCGGCTCGGCAGATCGTCGGCGGCAACGACGGGGATGCCGCCGATTTGATTGTCGCGACGGCATCCTGTGTGAAGCGCGCCCCGCGCTAGTCCTCGGTCTCGCAGGGTCCTTCAACCCCATCCGAGTGTCAGCCCTTCGTAAAGTTCTGACGCTCTCGCTTCCTGATCAAAACACATCCTCGAGCGATCCGGTGTCCGGGTCGAAGGGCACAGGGAAGCGCCGCCACGACGGAGTATCGGGGGCCTGTGCCGGGCCTCAACATAGCTCGTGGGCAAAGCTGCAGGATCAGCAGGCAGAAATCATATCAGGAGATCAGTATGTCCAAGGACTTCATCGCACCCGCAATGTTAATGTTCCCCGTGGACGAGATTGGCGCGAGGGCGCTGTATGCCTACTTCACGGCGGAAGACCGCATCGGGGCTTTGTCCGATGCGATCAAGGCCCTAGGGGGCTGCGAGAAGGATGCCGATGCGGTCGTTTTCGGGCTTGCTCTCCGTCAGGAGCAAATCGCGAGCGCCGCTTTGAAAGCGCAGGTTTCCTCTACTTTACTGGGCGACTCTACAGCTTCCGAATCGCAGTAACCACCATCTCTCTGATTGGCGCAGCCTCTGCTTCAGGGGTTCCTGCCAGCATCGAGTCAATCTGCGCCTCAATCTCTTCATGGGTCAGAATGCCCTTTGCCACGAGGGCTCTAGCGACCGCGCCATTCGTCAACATGATCAGGATACGTGAAGGGCATCGTGTTCGAATACCCGAATGGTCGCATCGGCAGCCTGATGATCAGCCATCTCGACCCGCCGAGCGAGCACGAAGCAGCGCAGCTGAACCTGCTGATCACGCGATGCGGCGAAGGCTCCTACACGCTGGAGGGGCTGGCCCGGATCACGTCGCAGGAAACCTATGCCTGGGCGCTGATCATGGATGCGATCGCGGCGAAAGGCGGTGCGGCATGAGCGATGATGCAGACGAATTCTCCACCACCTCCGTCGCGGCGGGTCACCTGAAGCAAATCATCGAGCGCATTGAGCGTCTCGAAGAGGAGAAGAGGGATGTCGGCGAGCAGATCAAGGAAGTGTTCGCCGAGGCCAAGGGCAACGGCTTTGACACCAAGACGCTGCGCAAGATCATCGCGCTGCGGAAGAAGGACCCGAACGAACGATCTGAAGAAGAAGCGATGCTGGATCTGTATCTCAGCGCGCTCGGGATGTTGCCGCAGTCATGAGCGATATCATCACCATACCCCTCGACAAGATCGAGGTCAGCGCGCGGGTGCGGCCCGCCTATCCGGACAAGGTCGCGGCCTTGGCCGCATCGATCGACAACTGCGCCACGGGCGGCATTGGCTGGGATGGCTTGCGCCTGCCGATTGAGGTGTTCGCCAAGGGCGAGGGTTATGTGCTCGTCTCGGGTCTGACGCGTCTGCGCGCGCTAGAGTCTCTGGATCGCGAGGCCGTTGCGGCGACCGTGCTGGATGTCACGACCATCACGGCGCGGCAGCTGGAGCTGGAGGAAAACCTCGTCCGCTCCGAACTGACGAAGCTGGACCGGGCGCTGTTCGTCGCCGGGTTCCGGGATCTGTTCGAGGCGGAGCATGGGGAGGTGAAGGCTGGACGGCCTTCGGAAGATAATACCCGCAACGTGCGGGTATTTTCCGAAGAGGCAGAAAAGCGCCTCGGCATGAAGATCGACGCCATTGAGCGATGCCTCAAAATCGCCAAGGGCCTGCGCTCCGACGTGGTCGACATGCTGCGCGGCACAGATTGGGATGACAATCAGAAAGCCCTGCTGGAGCTGGCGGCGGTGCCGGTCGAAAAGCAGGGGGCTGTCATCAACATCCTGCTCGATGAGGAGGTTGCCGTATCCAGCATGCGCGACGCGATTGCGATGCTGGAGGGAGCGAAGAGCGCAGGGCCGCGCGAGGACGCGCTGCAACGCTGGTACGCCGTCTTCAATCTCCGCAAGCCACAGCAGAAGACGGTGCTGCGCGAGTGGATCGCCCAGAAGCCTGATGTCGTCGAGGAAGTGCTCGCCGATATGGGTTTCACCGTGCAGTTCGAGGATCGTTGAAGTGACCGCCCCCCGCCCTTCCGACTGGTTTTCCGCCGACGATCTGGCGGCGCTTGACCTGCCGTGCCTTCCCGGCACGGTGCAGGGGGTCAACGCCTATGCCGACGAGCAGTCGTGGCGCACGATCTCGGGTGGGGTTCGGCAAAAGCCAGGGCGAGGCGGCGGGTACGAATACCATATGTCCGTTCTGCCGATGGAGGCGCAGCGAGCGCTTGCCTATCATGCGAACCTGATCGGCTCCAGCGAGGGTGAACGGCGTGTTGCGGCGGTCAAGACTGCCCATCAACTCTGGATGCGCGGGTCTCTGTCGAAAAGCATGGCTGTTCATCAGGCGGCACGCTTGGCAGACGTCAGCGCAGCAACTGTCTGGCGCTGGTTGTCGATGGTCGCCGGTGTGCCGGAGGACGGGTATCTGGAAGCTCTGACCCCTACGGCACCCGTCGAAACCGTCCCTTCAAACCCCGTTGAAACGCGCATTGAAGCGCTGCCTGACGATGTCACCCAGTTGAGCGATACACAGCGGGAAACAATGGTCGCGCGGGTGGCGCTGCTGGATCGTCTCGAAACCCTGCCCTTGCCGCTGGCCGAAATGGCAGAGGCGGATGAGGCGCTGCATGCACTGGCCGTCCGGGCAAACGGTCACGCCGACCGCCTACCTTCTGTCTCGACGATCAAGCGCTGGCGGAAGTTTCGCCGGGAGGGCGGCGAGATTGCCCTTGCGCCGGTGTTCAAGCCTCGCCTGTCCGAACCTGCCTGGCTTGCCCCGTTCTGGCGGTTCTACGGATTGCCCTCGAAGCCCTCGGTTCCCCATGCGCGCAAGAAGCTGCTCGAAGAGCACCCCGAGATGAAGCTGCCTCCCGTTCGCACCATGCAGCGGTACGTCGCCAGCATGGGCCTGATCGCGAAGAACAAGGGCCGGATGGGCGCGCGGGAGCTACGGAAGTATCGCCCCTACCGGGCGCGCACCTTCCTCGAACTGGAGCCGCTGGATGTCGTCAGTGCGGACGGCCACACGTTCGATGCCGAGGTTCTGCACCCGAATACAGGCCGTCCCTTCCGCCCTGAAATCGGAACGGTCGCAGATTACGCCACCCGGCGCATCGTCGGCTGGTCGGTCGATCTGGCCGAGAACAAGATGATGGTCGCCGCCGCCATGCGGAAAGTCTGCGAGACCGGCATTCCGGCGATCTTCTATGTCGATAACGGGCCGGGCTACAAGAACGACATCCTCGATAACGAGGCCACCGGGATGCTGACCAGGTGCGGCATCACGAAAGAGCATTCGCTGCCCTATGGCGCGCAGGCGAAGGGCTTCATCGAGAAGATCAACCATACGGTCTGGGTTCGGGCCTCAAAGATGATGCCCGGCTATATCGGCAAGGACATGGACCGCGAGGCGGGCCAGAAGATCCACAAGGTTTCCCGGGCGGTGATCAAGGGAACGTCCGACGCGCGCCAGCCGCTGGCGGAATGGGCTGTCTTCGTCGCCTATGCCGAGCAATGCGTGGCCGAATACAATGCGACCCCCCATTCGTCGCTGCCGAAGATCACGGATCCCGAGACGGGTCGCAAGCGTCACCAGTCCCCTGACGAACGCTGGGCGATGTGGGTGGACAAGGGCTGGGAGCCGGTCACCGCGTCGCAGGACGTGCTGGACGATCTCTGGCGGCCATATGAAACCCGCACCGCGATGCGCGGCCTCGTGAGCATTGGCGGCGGGAAGTATTTCTCACGTGAACTCGCGCAGGATGGCGTGAACGGCGAGGTCGTTCAGGTCGGGCAGGACATTCACGATGCGAGCCGTGTCTGGGTTCGCCACATGGATGGGCGTTTCATCTGCGTTGCCGAGTTGGATGCCAATGCCTCGAGCGTCTTTCCGAAGACGCGGATCGAGGCGTCGAAGGATGTTCGGGCGGATGCCCAGATCAAGCGCATCCAGCGCAAGGAAGAGGAGCTGCTCGCCAATACGCGGACCGGGCTCGCCCCTCTCGAGATCGTGGCTGAAGCCATGCCAGACGTTTCGCCCCAGGTGGCGGCTCGGATGGCGCGGATCGCTGGCACGGCGGTGCCTGATCCCACCGTCGTGCAGATCCCGCCCGACCCCGCTTCGCGTCTGCGCCTGTGGCGCACGCTTCAGGAGCGGGTCGATGGCGGCGAGGTTCTGAACGGGATCGAAGAAGGTTTTCACCGGAACTTCTCTAAGTCGGCCGACTACCGCGCCGCGCTTCGGATGGAGAGTTTCGGGCAAGAAAAAGGCCCCTCGAAAGGGGCCAGTTGATTTATCACTTAGGAGGTCAAGATGGCAGATAACGTCACGCATCTCAACAAGAACGTGTCTGATGTGGAGCCGGAGGAGAAAACACTCCCCCTGACGAATGTCGGCATCGCGTTGACGATGATGGAGCGCGCCCTCGAAAAGGGCTCGTCTCCGGGGTTCTACCTGTTCTACGGCCATAGCGGCTGGGGCAAGACGGTCGCGGCAACCGCCTGTGTGCTGGACTTCAACGCGGTCTACCTGTGCGCGACGCCGGGGATGAGCGCGCGGTCACTGCTGGTCGAGCTGCTCGACCAGATGGGCGAGAAACCCCGCGGCAAGTCGAACCATGATTACATCAAACAGGCATCCAAGGCGCTGTTGTTGACGGGCCGCGCCCTGATCGTGGACGAGGCTGATTTCCTGCTGAAGCGCGGCGTGATCGAAACACTGCGTGCGGTGCTCGATCGCAGCCAGGCGCGGATCATCCTGATCGGCGAAGAAGAGATCGAGCGGCAACTTCAGGGCCGCGAGCGCGTTCATAACCGCATCCAGGGCTTCTATCCGGCCCAGCCGTGCTCGACGGCGGACGCGCGAGCGATGGCGCAGCATTACGCGGCGGGCGTGGAAATCGCGCCCGACCTGCTGGAGGAGATGGTCAAGCAGACCGGCAAGATCACGCGGCGCGTTCGCACAAACCTTGTGGAGATGCGCCGCGAGGCTCTGTCCGGCGGGGTCGAGGCCATCGATCTGTCGTGGTGGCAGGCGAACGGCAAGGCGTTCTCGACTGGATCGCGACCTGCGCGCCCGATGTCGCGCGGCTCCGGGGGTGCGATATGAATGGACACTCCCGCAGGCCGACTGAAACCCATGCCATGAGCGGCGTGGATCTGCTCTGGACATGGATCCGTGCGCAGGACGGTCAGCCCTTTACGATCGATGATGCGTTTTTGGCAAGCGCGCTGACCAGGGCCACAGTATCGAGGCACGTCACCAGCTTCACGCGCGTCGGGCTTTTGCAGCGCGCGGGCACCGTCCAGGTAAAGTGGACCAAGAAGCCGCGTAATTGCTACCGTCTCGCGGTCGATTACGGTCCCGACACCCCGGTGATTGATCGAGAGGGAACGCTGCGAGAGCGGGTCCACAACTTCGACATCCCGAGGGCTGTCTGGGCGACGTTTCGCATCCATGAATGTCTCGGCTGGGGCGAGCTATTGGCGACGCTCAATAGCGGGCGGCAAGTCACGTACAAGCCCAAGGCCGTAAAGGCCTATCTGCGCCGCGTGCTGGTACCGGGGGGCTATGTGGTGAACCGGAACCCGTCCCGGAAGCCTGCGCAATACCTGCTGGTGGAGAACACTGGCCCCCGCGCGCCAGCGTGGAAGGGCGGCGGCATATGGGATGCTAACCTCGGAAAGCACATCGAGCCTGTGCGCAAGGGGGTGGTCCATGCTTAAGCCCGGCACTTCCGTCGATCCCGTAGAGAAGGTGCGGGCCGCTTGGGGGGACGATGCCCCCGAGGAGGTCGTCGCCCTGGCCGAGGCGTGCCGCGAGCTCGGCACCCAGACGAAGGCCGCCCGCAAACTGGGCTATTCGAACACCGTCGTCAGTCAGGTGTTGGGCCAGAAATACGAGGGTTCCTATCCGGAGGTCTACGCCCGCGTTCGCGCCAGCTTCATGCGCGAGGCCGTTACGTGCCCGGCGCTGGGGCCGATCACCGGCGCGGAATGCGCGACGAACCAACGCGTGATCGACCCTCTCACCGTTCAGCAGGTGCGGGTCTACCGCGCCTGCCGCGAGGGATGCCCTCATTCCTCCCTCGCCCCCTACCCGCATGTGAAGCGTCGGATGGGCGCGCAGAACAGGGAGACCGATCATGTTGAGTGAACGCCTCGCAAGCCTTGCCGCGCGTCTCGACGATTATCGCGAGGACGGCATGGAGCTGAGCCCCATCGGCGTCGCGGCCGTGCATGCGCTGCTGGCTGACCTCGCCGACGATGCCGCGATCCTCGAGCAGAACACCCGCCCGGTCGCTCCGATGGGCGGCATGGGTCCGATGCCGATCCCCGAGGGTGAGAACGTCGTGCGGCTGGAGACGGCCCGATGATCGATGTCCCGAATGTCAGCCCGTATCTGCAACTCACTCTTCGCGGAATCGAGGACGCCGCCCACGACGACGGCCGTCGCGATCGCCGCCGACGCAAGCCGCGCCATCCCTGCCCCTACAGAACCCCCCGTATTTCCAAAGCGTGGGCTGAAGGCTGGGATGCGGAGAATGCCGATCTGAAAATCAAGGAGATGACCGATGGGTGATATTGTAGAGAAAGCCCCGCCCCCGCCCCCCGGCACGAGTTCGGGGACGAAACATTGGCCGAGGTTGCGGCCCTGCGCGAGATGATCGCCGAGCAGTACGGTGTGAAAAAAGGTGGCGCCAAGGGCAACGTGACCCTGACCAGCTATGACGGCAAACTGCAGGTTCAGGTGGCTGTGGGCGAGAGCATCAGCTTCGGGCCGGAGCTGTCGGCAGCAAAGGAGCTGATCGACGGGTGCGTCCTGCGTTGGTCGGAGGGCAGTAGCGCGAATACGCAGGCCCTGATCCAGCACGCCTTCCAGACCAACCAGGCGGGCAGGATCGATACCGGCCGAGTGCTCGGCCTGCGCCAGCTCGATATCACTGATCCGGAATGGAAGCAGGCGATGGAGGCGATCTCCAACGCTGTGCGCGTCACCGGGTCGAAGACCTATACCCGGTTCTATGATCGCGATCCGATCCGCGACACGCTGGTGCCGATCTCGTTGAATATTGCCAGTGTGGGGGCGGGAGCATGAGCGCAGGTCTTACCCCCCGCATGAAGGAGGCCTTCGATTTCATCGACGGCCACATCAAGAGAACGGACGGCGTCTCTCCCAGCTATGAGGAGATTGCTGATGCTCTCAAGTTGAAGTCGAAAGCCAACGTTTTTCGCCTTGTCGCGGCCCTGAGGGGGCGCGGTTTTATCGGCCAAATGAAGGGCCGCGCCCGTTCGTTCTCGATCCTGAAGCGACCTGGCTACGAACAGGGTTGCCGCTGCCCCCATTGCGGGGGTGCGATATGACACAGGACGCCATCCAGACTGCCTTGCCCTGCGGCGGTGACCATCGCGAGCGCCTGTCCCCTGTCGAGGTGGAAGCCCTGAACAGGGGGTTCAATGGCATTTTAGAAGCCTTGAAGGACGATGACGGCGCACTGCCGGGATGGTCCGCCGTGCGCGTCTCGGGTGCATTGCACGCGATGCTGATGGGCGCGCATTTCTACCACTCGGATTCCTGCGACGAATGCGAGGCCGCGATGGAGGTGTTCGAAAAGGCGTATCTCGAGACCGCAGTCGAGGTCGAGCACGAGAAGGACCAGGCTGCGCGGAGGGTGGTGAATTGACCGGCAACCGCTCCTCCGCTGTCCGCGCCCAGCGTGTCGAGGCGTTAGACAGCCTCGACGATTTCCCGACGCCGCCCTGGGCGGGGCGGGCGCTGTGCGAGCACCTGTTGATGATGGGCTGCCCGATCGGCAGTCAGAGTGCCTGGGAGCCTGCTGCAAACCGTGGGGCGCTGTTTCATGGGCTGACGGGTTATTTCGATCAGACGCACGCATCCGATATCTATGATTACGGCTATGTCCGGAACTGCCACACGACAGATTTCCTCTGGACCGGGTCGGAAGACGAGTTCGCCCCCGTCGACTGGATCATCACGAATCCGCCTTTCCGGCTGGCCGAGCAGTTTATAGACCGCGCGCTCGATGTCGCCAAAGTCGGTTGCGCGATGCTGCTTCGGACAGGGTTTTTGCATGGCGGTGCGCGGTACGAAAGGCTGTTCAAGGATCGCCCGCCCACCCGCGTGCTGCACTTCGCGGAGCGGGTGGTGATGCTCAAGGGCCGGTTGGTTCGCAGCGGCGAGACTGACTGGATCGGCACGCAGATCGCCCGCGAAACCAATCTGGACGCGCCGGTCAAGAAGGCCAGTACGGCCACCGATTACAGCTGGTTTATCTGGTTGGATGATCGCGATCCGATGCCGCCCGCATGGGTGCCGCCCGGATCGCGCCTGCGGTTAGAGCGGGCGGGTGATTACGACCTGTGGGGCGCTGCCAATGCCTGAGTCCATCCCCATGCACGAGGTCAACTGCCGCGTCCTGCAGGATGACGGCCTGCGCGTGACGCTCGACCTGCATCGGCGTCACGAGCCTGTGACCCTCCGAAAGGGCTGGATCACTCTTCGGCCCCGTAACCCCGACGAATACTTCAACTGGCGCGGCTTTCCGAAGTATCCGCACACCGTGACGATGCAGCTTGCCCTGGCACAGTGCAAAGGCATCGTGCCAGCCGATCAGAGTGAAGTCTGATGGTTGCCTACAGCTTCCAGAAAAGGTTCGTGGAGCCGATCCAGCTTGGGGTGAAGCGCCACACCATGCGCCCCGAGCGCAAGCGTCATGCCCGTGTCGGCGAGCCTGTGCAGATTTATTGCGGCATGCGCACGCGGAACTGTTTCAAGATTCTTGATCCTGATCCGATCTGTACGCGCGTAGCCCCTATCATACTGGGACCGGGCGGCATCGAGATCGGCGGCGTGCCCAAAAGCGAAATCGATGATCTGAACCGGTATGCGGTGTCGGACGGGTTCGAGAATTGGCGGGAACTGCGTCGGTTTTTCATCATGCAATACGGCCCGGGCTACTGGGAAGGCGTTTTCATCGAGTGGGAGGCCAACCATGCCTAAAGGCGTCCCCATGCACGAGGTCAACTGCCGCATCCTTCAGGAGGAATGCGGGCGAGTGATGCTCGATCTGGCCAGCCGCAGAGAGCCGGTAATCCTGCGCAAAAGCTGGATCACCCTGCGGAAGCGCAAGCCCAACCCCACCGATCCGCGCAACGCCGCCAGTGTGGCGAAATACCCGATGGCGCTGAAAATGCCTCTCGCCCTGGCGAAGCAGGAAGGCATCGCCTGATGCCGTTCACGCTCTCCGCCATCGATGACGAGGTCTGCATGATCGCGGTCACGGTGGATTTGAGCGTGGATACCGTGCGCCAGCTGCGAGCCCTGTTTCCGCAGGCCACGCCAGAGGACGCGATCGCCGCGATCGTGGAGATGGAGCTCGCGGATGCCGAAGAGATGAATCGAAAGGACGGATCATGACTGCAAAGCGCGATTACAAGGGCATTTATGCCCGTTCGAAAGGGGCCGGTCTCGACGAGGACGCGCGGCGAGACGTGTTCGAACAGCAGACCGGCAAGCGGTCGCTGTCGCTGATGACGCCCGCCGAGGTCGGCAAGGTCGATGCGCATCTGAAGACGCTGGCCCCGGCGAAAAGGGGGCGCAAGCCTGCCTCCGAGAATGCGTCTGTTCGGTTCATCCACGTCCTCTGGCGGCTACTGGGTGATGCCGGCGCCTTGAATGATCCGACCAGGGCGGGCCTGAACAAGTTCCTGCAGAAGCGCTTCGGCGAAAAATGGGGCGCGGCCGTCATCGATGTCGATGCCCTGACGGATCACCGCCAGATCGCGACCGTGATCGAGGCGCTGAAGGATTGGTGCGCGCGTGAAGGTGTGGAGCTGGATCGATGAGTCGCAAGCCCCCCCCCGTGAGCGACCATGCCGTGCTGCGCTACCTGCAGCGCGTGGCGGGTGTCGATGTGGAGGGCATCCGCAATCGCATATGGGAGCAATCCCGCGCGGCCGTCAGTGCCGGGGCGAACCGGGCGACCGTGGGCGGCATTCAGTATCGCTTTTCTTCGGGGCGTGTCGTCACGGTCGTGGCGGTCACGGTGCCCGAGCCACGCTCGCTGGAGTTTGGTGCAAGGCCTCGTCGCGACGGCGAAGTGAATAAAGATGAATAAAATGAATAATCCCACCATACCGCTGGGGGGGGGCTGACGCCAATGCGCGAACGCTGGCCCCGGTTGATGCGCGAGATCGCGGAGGAGCTCGGCGACGATGCCGCGCTGAAGCTCGTCTCGCGCTATGGCGGGCAGGAAATCACCGTGCCCCTCGAGCGTTCGCCGACGCTGGAAGGCCAGCTCGGCCCGGAAATCACACAGCTGTTGATCGATCTTTACGGCAGTACGCAGGTTTATGTGCCCAACTTTGGGGCAAAGCTGGCGGAAGAGCGTAAACGCTTCGTCTTGACGCATCCCGATTTATCGGCCAACGATTGCGCCCAGAGACTTGGTCTCTCCCATGTGCGGGTGCGGCAGATACGCCGCGAGGCGCGTACCGATCCCAGACAGCTCGATTTTTTCGGGCAGGACTGAAAGCCCTTTCAGGTTACGCGCGATGCTTGTTTCGCGCATCGTCGGCCCCGGACCATCCGGAGCCGACGCAAGTGACCCAGACCATTTTCAGAGCGAATAATCCCTGCGCCATTCGCCCCCTGGGGCGTGGCAAGTGGAATGGCGAAACCGGCATCGTTCGGGTCGGCAACGGTGAGTTCAGCGCGTTCCGGAACATGACCTATGGCGTCCGTGCCGGTCTGCGCTGCCTCGATACCTACCGCACGAAGCACCGTCTCTACACCCCGCGCCAGATCATCTCACGCTGGGCACCGCCCTCGGACAACAACCCCACGACATCCTACGCCGAATTTATCGCTGCGCGTTGCGGCGTCGGGATCGATGACCCCATCCCCTTTGATTATCGCCACACCCGCCTTCTGGTCGAGGCGATCATGGATTTCGAATTGAAGGGCTCGTTGATGCCGCCAAAGACGGCGGTCGACGAAGCCTTCCGGATGATGGCGGCGGAAGAGGCGGCGGAGATCGGCGGCTATCCCGACCCCTACAGCAAGGGGCCACTCGATGTGCTGCGCCGCCAGCCACAGCAGCGCCCTCGCGCGACCGGTTGGATCGAAGGCCTGCTGGCAACGCTGGGCACGCTGTTCGCCACCGGCACTGACTGGCTCTGGAGCATTGGCATTTATCCCCGCGAGGCGCTGCGTTGGCTGACGGAGGCAGCGCAAGGCTTCTCGTTCGATCGCGCCGCGTTGCTTGTCGTTTTCGTCGCCTTCGTTTTTCTCGCCTGGCTCATCTGGAGCCGAAAGGACGCTTCCCATGTCGCTGATCACCCTCGATCTGACCCTCACCCCCCGAGTGACGTTATCGACTGGACCGGATTGCCGGATGGAGCTGTCGGTGGAGCACGGGGTCGCGGCGACGCCGAAAGCACTATTGGCCTTCCAACTGGAGGCGGAAGCGTGGCCGACAGTGCTGGTCGAGTACACCGGCGGCGAAACCTTGACGGTCGAGAAGGAACGGGTCGCAGCGGCTCCCTCTTCGAGCGCTTCCCGACCTTCACCGCCGGTGACGGCGGATGACATGCCATGAGATGGCTCCCTCTGATCCTTCGCGCCGTGCGCCGCGTGCCGTACCAGCTGGCGCTCGTCGTCGCTGCCGTCCTCATGGCCGGGCTGATCTGGGCGCATGGCAATCTCAGCGCGCGCCGCGCTGCCGAGCTGGAAGCGCTGAAGCTCGAGCGAACCACCCAGGGCGAAATCCTGAAGCAGTCAGAGGAGTTGCGCGATGAATTCCGGAAGATCGAAGAGAGCGCTGCTGTCGCTGGCGATGACGCTGTTGTTGATGAACTGCAGCGTGGCCACTTCTCCCTCGCTCCAGGCTTTGCCGATGCCCCCGATTGAGACCTACACGCTCGCCGAACAGGCACAGGCGGCAGATGAGTTGTCGCGATGCGAGGCTCCGATGCTGATCCGCTTCATGAGCGATTACGGGGTATTGCGCGACCAGCTCCGCGCGGCGGGGGCGATGCGATGATCCGCAAGCTCCTCGCCATGGCAGCGCTGGCGGTGGGGGTGGTTGCCCTCGTTCTGGCGTTCATCCCTCGCAGCGCTGTGCTGGATGTTCCTGCCGGTGCTGCCGCCCCGAAACCCCCGATCGTGATCGGGGCCGAAAGCATGGCCGATGTCCTGGCCGCGCTCGACCTGAAGCCCGTGGAGATCGTCGATGAATAAAGCCATTACCCGGCGCGATGCCCTGACCTTCGCAGGCGGCGGCGCGGTCGCCGCGATCTTCGGCGGACGGCTGGTCTCCGAAGAGGATTATCCGGGTGTCCTGCGCCTCGATACGATCTTCGGCATTCAGGTGGGCCGATGCGGTGGCACCCATGTCGGCGACGGCGTCGTCGTTACCGCAGCCCATTGCATTCAGGACAAGGGCGTGACGGACCTGCGGTTTCGGGGTCGCCCGGTCGAGCGGGTGGATGGACAGCTGAAGGCCTTCGTGCCTGCAAGCTACGTGCGCGCCGGACTCGAGGAAGACTATGGCTACATCGTCGATCCGTACCTTGTCGGCAAACCGGCGATGCCTGTCGCGACGGAGGCGATGTATGCCGATCTGCGCGCGCGGGTTCAAGGTGGTGAGCGGGTTGGTGCGTTGGCCGTCGGGTATGGCACCACCCGGCTCGACGAGCTGGGCCGCCCCACGGATGTCTCCGATGGCCTGAAGGCGATCGATATGGAGATCACCGAGGCGACCCGCGAAAAGATCGTGATCCGCGACCCCCGGCAACAGGGCGGTTCCTGTGTTGGTGACAGCGGCTCGGCGCTGCTGATCGATGGTCATATCTTCGGGGTAACGTCGTCGGTGGAGCATAATCCGAACACCGGCCAGCACTGTGACACGCGCGGTTGGCCAGCGACCTATCGCAGCTTGGAGAGCCGCCTCGACGAGATGCGGGCGATGCAGGCCGCTGCGCGCAAGTTCTACGGCGCGGGGGTGTAGATCATGGGGCTTGGTCTTTCCGCCTTCGTCACGGCCGCGCATATCATCATGATCCTCGTGATCCTGCTGACGTCGATCCGGCTGATGAAGTTGCAATACCTCGCCGCGCGACCAGGTCGGGGTGCCTGGCTGTTTCCGGGGCCGGTAATGCTTGTCCTGACGGCCTTTGCGATCGAGCGCGGGTATTATGTTGCTGCCCGCATACTCAAGCCCTGGGGCTATGATCTGTGGTCGATGCACCCGGCTCCGGCGGTGCTCTCGGCAGTGGTTGCGCTGTCCTGTTACTGGCTGGTGCCCGTGGTCTTCCGGGCGCAAGGCATGTCCTCTCGCGAAATCCGCATCACGATCGCGGTTGAGGTGGTTTCATTCGTTGTTGTCGGGCTGGCAATCGGAGCGCTGTTGCAGTGACCTGGTGGACTGGATTCATACAGATTGCGGATGGCGCGGTTGCTGTCCTGACGGCCCTGACGCTGTTGTTTGGCGGGACGTGGGGCCTGATCGTCTGGGCCAACCGCCGTGCCCGCGCGCGCGCCGAGGATATCAAGAGCGACATCAGGCGAGAAAGTCTGACAGAGCAGGCGCGGATCAGCGATCTGGAGGCGGATGTCGAGGGCCTCAAGATCAAGTTTGGCGAGTTGGACAATCGGGTTGCGACCGGGTTTCGGGATGTGGACCGCGAGATCGCGACCCTTGGTCGGACAATCGAAAGTCTCGCGCGGAAATCCGATGTCGGGAAACTGAGTAATGACGTTGCTGGCCTGTCAGCGGCTCTGAAGGCCTCCAGCCTGCAAGTCACCATGTTGTTCGAGGCGACCTTGCGTCGCGAAGAAAAGGAAAGATCATGAGCCTGGCACAGGTAGCAAGCGAACACCGGCGGCTCGCGATATTGCGCGCCCTCGCCGATTCCCCGGAATATGTATCCAACCTGTCGGTGATGACCGATCTGGTGAACGGTTTCGGGGTGCCGTCGACCCGCGACCAGGTGGATAGTGACGCCTCCTGGCTGGCCGAGCAGGGCCTGATCGAGCGCACCGATCATGCCGGATTTATCATCCTGCATGCCCGCGAGCGCGGCCTCGATGTCGCCTTGGGGCGCTCCGCTGTTGCGGGCGTCAAGCGCCCCTCGGCGCGGAGCTGATCGGATGCCTCCGCCTCGCAAGATCGACCGTGTCCCCGACGAGCTGCGCCGTTGGCTCGACGACGCGCTCAAGAAAGCCGGATTCGGCGAGTATGATCGCATCACGGATGAGTTGAACGACAAACTCGAGGAGGAAGGCATGGACCTGCGCCTCGGGAAGTCGGCCGTTCATGCTCACGGGAAAAGATATGCGGAGTTCATCGAGACGCAGCGCCAGGCGGCGGCCTGGGCGTCGGACTTCGCGAGCGAGGCGGGCGTCGAAACCGAAGCCGGCATGCACGGCATCCTTGTCCAGCGCCTGATGGCGGAAGGGTTCAAGTTGCTCGACAAGGACGAGGATTTCACGGCGAAGGATCTTGCGAGCTTCAGCAAGATGCTGTCCGGTCTGATGTCCTCGTCGAACACCCGCGAGCGCATCCTCGACAAGGAGCGCGATCGCATTCGCGAGGAAGAGCGCGAGGCAGCCGCCGAGAATGCCGAGAAGACGGCCGTCAAGGCCGGCATGACGGCCGAGCGCGCTGCCCAGCTTCGCCGCGATGTCCTGGGCGTCGGATGACGAACGCGCTCGAACAATCGCCCATCGACGGTCTCGTCGGCGAGTCGCTTCCGGCAGGGGGCGATCTGCCAGACGATTTCGACCCGCATGCCGACGGCATTCTCATGTCGCATCAGAAGAAGTGGTTGGCCGACAAGAGCCCCGTCAAGATCGCCGAGAAATGCCGCCGATCCGGGTTCACCTTCGCCGAGGCACTGGATGACACCATCACGGCATCGACGGCACGGGGCGAGGGCGGCAGCAACGTCTTCTATATCGGCGATACGAAGGAGAAGGGCCGCGAGTTCATCTCCTATTGTGCGACCTTCGCCAAAACCGTGGCGGGCGAGTTGCTCTCGATCGACGAGTTCCTGTTCGAGGACAAGAAGGAAGGCGGCGATTCAAAGTTCATCTCGTCCTTCCGGATCACGTTCGCCTCGGGCTACTCGATCGTCGCCCTGTCCTCGCGCCCGGAGAACATTCGCGGCCTGCAGGGCATCGTCGTGATCGACGAGGCGGCATTCCACAAGGATGTCGGCGAGGTCATCGACGCGGCCGTCGCGTTGCTGATCTGGGGCGGCCGCATCCGGATTATCTCGACCCATAACGGCAGGCTCAACCCGTTCAATGAACTGATCGAGCGCACCCGGGCAGGCAAGACGTCCTATTCCGTCCAGCGGATCACCTTCGACGAGGTGATCGAGAACGGCCTCTACGACCGCGTGAAGATGATGCGGCCTGACATCATGCCGTTCGACGAATGGTGCGCGACGATCCGAAGCTCCTATACCGACAAGGCCCGTGAGGCCGAGGAGCTGGATACGATTCCGCGTGATGCCGAGGGCTCGGCTGTGAGTCGGGTTCAGGTGCTGGCTTGTGTCGATAAGGCGATACCGGTGTTTCGTCTGGCAAAAGAGCCAGACTTTCTCCTGTATCCCGAGGCACATCGCCGTGCGGATATCCATGCCTGGTGCGAGGCCAATCTAAAGCCTGTCCTCACAGCGCTCAATCCGAACCGCCGAAAGGCGCTTGGCGCGGACATCGCCCGAAAAGGCCACCTGACATCCTTCTGGCTCGCGCAGATCGCGCCGAACATGAAGCGCGAGACGGTGCTGATCGTCGAGCTGCGCCGCATGCCTTTCGATAACCAGCGCCAGATCCTGTTCTACATTCTCGACGCATTGCGCGGCGGATGGAACGCGGCGATCGATGCGGGCGGCCTCGGCGCGGACACGGCCGAGAGTGCTCGCGTTCGTTACGGGGCGAGAATCGAGGAGGTGTCGCTGGGATCGGGCTGGTATCGCGACCACGGGCCGAAGATCGTAAGCGCGATCGAAGACGTGACGATCAGCGTTCCTTCAGACGAAGACATCGTGACGGATATCTGCGCGCTCGCCTATGTGAACGGTGTCGTGAAGATCCCGGACGGCTTCGAGAACACGGGCAGCGATGGCGGCAAGCGCCACGCGGATAGTGCGATCTCTGCATTGCTGATGGAATTCGCCGCCGTACAGGATTCGGTGACGATCGACTTCCAGTCTGCCGGGACTCGTGTCCCGGAGGCGGCGGAATATGCCCATGGCGATGACGAAATCCGCGACGACATAGACACAGAGACGGGCTTCGGAACGGTGTCCAGCGGGATCGATTACGGTGGTTTTGGAGGGGATTATAATGGCTGGTGAAGAGGCTTCAAAGCCGGTCTATGGCGAGGTTGCGCCCGCGCGGGACTCCGATGAGTTCCTGCAGCTTTGGGCGGGCGGCATTCGTGAGCCGAACGATCCGATCCTGCGCGGCCGGGGCCGCGATCTGGGGTTCTATGACCAGGTGCGCGAGGATGCCCAGGTCTGGTCAACGCTTCAGCAGCGCCGCGACGCGGTTGCCTCGCGCGACTGGGAGGTGGTGCCGGGTGATGATCGGCCCATGAGCACCGAGGCGGCGGCCCAGCTCGAGAAGGAGCTCAAGGCTATCGATTTCGACGCCAAGGTGCGCCGGATGTCGTGGGGGGTGTTCTACGGGTACGCGGTGGCCGAGGTTCTCTGGAGTGCGGGAGAAGGCAAGCGCATCGAGATCGGCGACATTGCCGTGCGGCGCGCGCGGCGCTTCGGCTTTGATGTCGATGGCAGCCTCATGCTCCGGCGCAGCTTCAACCGCGCCGAGGAAATCATGCCCCCCGGCAAGTTTTGGGTGATGAGCTCGGGGTGCGATACCGACGATGAGCCCTACGGCTTCGGCCTCGCGCATCTCCTTTACTGGCCTGCCTACTTCAAGCGCAACGGGCTGACAGCGTGGATGGTGGCCCTCGACAAGTTCGGCTCGCCAAACGTCTCGATGCGTGGATCTCCAAGATCGTCCTGAGCCAGACCATGACGACGGATGATGGCTCGTCGAAATCGCAAGGCGAAGTGCATATGGAGGTGCGCGATGAGGTCGCGCGATCCGATGCCGATCTGATCGACGGCTCCTTCACGGAATGCGTCGCCGATCCGTGGCGCGTCTGGAATTATGGCGATGCGGCCGCGACCCCGATCCTGCGCCACCAGATGGAATCGCCCGAGGACCAGGACAAGGCGGCCGAGCGCGACGAGCGCCTCGGAAATCTGGGCTACGTGCCGAACGAGCAGCGGGTGCAGGCTGTCTATGGCGAGGGATATGAGCGCAAGCCGCCGCCCCAGGGCGAAGCCGCACCAATTGTGCCGGCAGGCCTGGGCGACCCCGACGCTGCCGCAGAAGACGCTATTGGTGGCTTTGTCGATCGATTGATGGCCGATGGCACAACGCGCGGCGCAGCCATCGGGATGCTGACCCCTATCGTCGAGGCGATTGATGGCGCGACGTCGCTGGCCGATGTCGGAGCCGCGCTCGATGCCCTTGCCGATGATGAGACAGGTATCGCCGGGATGCAGGATGCGCTTGCGCGAGCGATGTTCGCCGTGCGGATCGGCGGCGAAACCGGCGTGCCGCTGCGCGATGGCATCGAGCAGGAAACGATCTGATGGAAGGGTTCGTACGACACGAACCTGCGCACCTCCTATTCGGCGGGTCGCTGGGAGCGGGCGCAGCGGAATGCTCGGCTACTGCCGTATTTCACGTATATTCAGATCGACCGACCATCGGCGCGCGAGGCGCATAAGCCCTTCGACGGCGTGACCTTGCCCGTCGATCACGCGTTCTGGCGAACCCACTGGCCCCCGAACGGATGGAAGTGCGGCTGCATCGTGCGCCAGATATCGAAGCGGGCCTTCGAGCGTGAGAAGCTGTCGATCACGGATGAGGACAAGGTTGTCGAGATCAGCCGAGCTCGGCAGGTCTATGACAAGCGCAGCGGCGTCACGCGGGAGGTGCCGATCGGGATCGACCCGAGCTTCGAGCGCAATGCCGGGCTGGCCCGATTCGATCCTGAGGCGGCGTGATCGGAGGGGTCGCCACAGAGCGCTGTGGAGTGCGTCTGGGTGCTTGCGGCCATGATCATCAATCAAATCTGCCAGCGCCGCTGTAACCTACCGCTAAAATCGTTAAGGGCGATCTGGGTGAGGGGCGCATGGCGCGAGCCTCTCAGAGCGCCACTGAGCGGCCTTGGACTTCATCGGCCCCGGATGTACATGACAGCACCCGGCCCCTTTTAAATTTCGCGGATTTCTGTTTCAAATCGCCTGCTGACTTTCATGCTCCCCTCCTGTCAGACGCGTGCTTGCGTTTTTCCGTAATTGAGGCGACCATCGCGAGGATGCCGCCGCTCTTTTCCGGGCGGGGCTGAAAGCCCTTTCAGGTTATGCGGCCGCTACGCATCCGTCATGGTCTACCCCATGACAACACGCATTCACCTCGCCCGCCCCGGTCAATACCGCGACATGCATGACCGCGCCGTCAAACTTGACGAGCCGCGCATCCGTGCTCTGGCGACAAGTTACAATGAAGGCGAATGGCGCGCGCCGCTGGTATTGGGTCACCCGACCCATGATGCTCCGGCGCATGGCTGGGTCACGAGTCTTGAGGTCGATGACAAAGGCGATCTTTATGGTCAGGTCGATGAGGTTTCGACCGAACTGTCCGACTGGGTCCGCGATCGTCTTTACAGAAATGTCTCGATCAGCTGGTGGGGTAAGGGCCACGCCAATAACCCGAGCAAGGCGAGCGACACGCTGCGCCATGTCGGCATCCTGGGCGGCCAGCCTCCTGCGATTGCCGGACTGATGCCTCTCGCCTTTGCCGATGACGCCGGCGTCGTGACCATCGAACTCGGCGACGAGACGTGGCGCGCCTTGTGGAGCGTGAAAAGCTTCATGCGCGGCGTGCGTGATCTCATGATCGGTGAGTTCGGCGTCGAGAAGGTCGACCGCGCACTGCCCGACTACCTGATCGACAATGTCGATGATGCCGCCGACGAGGCCGCTCAGGAAATCGAACCATCCTTTTCAGACCCAAAACCGGAGGACGAAATGTCCGGAGGCACCACGGGCGCTACGCCCAAAACCAAGCCCGCCGATCCTGCACCGACCGATCTTGCTGATCGCCAGGCCCAGCTTGACGAACGCGAGGCCGCCATCGAACTGCGAGAGCAGGAGGTCGCCGCCGCCGACAGTGCATCGACGAAAGATAAGGCTGTCGCGTTCTGTGACGGGCTCGTCAAGGATGGCAAGCTGGCCCCGGCCGGGCGTGAGGTTGTGGAACGCATCCACACGCTGCTCGCGGCAGACAGCGAGCCGATTGCCTTCTCGGATGGCGCGCAGCGCAATTCGCTCGCCGCATTCGAGGGGCTGCTGAAGGCCGCCAACCCACTCATCAATCTCTCCGAGATGACGAAGGGTGACAGCTCGACAGCCGAGATCGATGACGAAGACCCCGTCGCCCTCGCCGACCGCGCGGCTGAAATCCGCAAGGATCGCCCCTCGCTCTCGGTCCCTGAATCCATCCGCGAAGCCGAGAAAGAAACATCCTCATGAGCCAGCTTCCCACAAAAACCCTGACGGCCGGCGCTGCACTCGCTGCAGCCCTGATCGTCAAGTTCGACGGGTCAGGCAATGCCGTCCCGGCGACCGCCGCCACGGATCTCTCGATCGGCGTTTCGGACCCCACGGTCGAGGTCGCTGCCGGTGATCGTACCGACGTGACCCTCAGTGGTCTTGTCGAGGTCAAGGCCAGCGCCGCCATTGCTTATGGCGCTTCTGTCACCGCTGCGGCGGACGGCAAGGCGGTGACTGCCGCCACTGGCAACGTTGCCGTCGGGTGGGCTTTTTCCAACGCCACTGCCGCCGATGACATCCTTCTCATTCACCTCGGCCGCCACACAGCAGCCTGACGCGGAGCGCTATTCATGAGCGGACGCCCTTTCCAGACTTCGACCGCGCTGACCGCCATGGCAGTCGCCTGGACGAACCCCGATGCATCTTATGTCGCCGACAGCGTCCTGCCCCGTGTGGCGGTCGATGGTGAGCGCTTCTCGTGGGATTACTTCCCGCCCGAGGAACGCCTCACGATCCCCGACACCCGTGTGGGCCGCAAAGGCTACCCGGCCGAAGTCGAGTTCAGCGCCCAGCAGCGCGAGGACAAGGTCGTTGATTACGGTCTCGACGATTTCATCCCGCAATCGGATGTCGACCAGGCCGCGAGCGAGCGCCGTCGCAACCGTGCAGCCTATGACCCCGAGGCTTCGGCTGTCTCGGGTCTGATGAGCCTCATCAAGCTCGACCGCGAAAAGCGCACCGCCGATTTTGTCTCCGATCCGAACAACTACGATGCGGACAAGAAGCTCACGCTGTCCGGAACGGATCGCTGGTCGGATTTCGCGAACTCGGACCCGATCGAGCAGATCGTCGAGGCGATGGACAGCACCTTCATGGCTCGCCCGAATATCGGAGTCATGGGCCGCAAGGTCTTCTCGGTTCTGCGCCGTCACCCGATGATCCTGAAGGCCATCAACCGCAACGATGGCGGCAGTGGCATCGCGACCGCGCAGGCCATCGCCGAGCTGTTTGATCTGCAGGAGCTGATCATCGGTGACAGCTACCTCAACGCCGCGCGCAAGGGGCAGCCGCTCCAGCAACAGCGCGTCTGGGGCAACATGTTCGCCCTCCTGCACCGCAACCGCACCGCCGATACCCGCAACGGCCTGCCGACCTTCGGTTATACGGCCGAGCTGCGAAACCTGGGCGGGACCAGCCTCGTCGCGGGTCGCATCGCCGATGCGAAGCGTGGCCTGCAGGGCGGCCAGACCATCCGGGTGGGCGAACGGGTGAAGGAGCTGATCGTCGCTCCCGCCGTCGGCTACCTCTTCGACAGCGTCATCGTGGAGAGCTGACATCATGGCCAAGGAATATAAATGCCTGCGCCGGGTTCGCCACAACGGCAAGACGTATCCGGCCAATGCGCTGATCGAGCTGGAAGATGCTGATGCCAACCCGCTGATAGCGCGCGAGGCAATCCGCTCGATGGACGATGAGGACGGTGGCGATCCGTCAGCGGGTGGCAGTGATGGCCAGAGCAATCAGCCACCGAGCGATGTGCCGACCGTCGAGCAGCGCGCGCAGATCATCACGGCGATCGGCGGCTTGACCGAAGGTGATTTCATCTCGGCGGGTTCACCTAAGACCAGCGCGCTGACCAAGGCTGCTGGACTCGATGTCTCGGGTTCCGAGCGCGATCGCGCCTGGGACATCGTCGAGGCCGTCCGCGCCTTGCCCGAGGTGAACCTCGATCTCGCGCTGGTCATCTCGAAATCCGGCATCGCCGATGTGAGCGAGGCCGAATTCACCGCAGCCTTGGCGCTGCGGCCCAAAGGAGAAGCATCTTGAGCACCTATGCTGAAACCACGGCCCGCATCGCGGAAGAGACCGGCCTGTCTAAAACCGCCGTCGATGGCGTGCTCGATGCGCTGCGGACGTCTGTCCATAGCGAGCTGAAGGCTGGCGGCGATGTCTACCTGCCCGGCCTCGGCCGCGCCCGCGCGGTTTATAGCTTTGCGCTCGACGTGTTCGAGGCGGTCGCGCTACTGGCCCCGCCCCTGCCGACGTTTTCGCTGGTCGACTATTCGGCGTTCTCTCTGCCGAAGGTCCGGGCGTTCCTGTCCCGCGTTTCCGAGCGACTGCGTTACCGCGCCTACCGCCCGGTCTGAGCGGCCAAGCCCGCCCGGTGTAACCATCGGGCGCGCTTCTTTCACGTCCCATTCGCGACCAAAGCCCCAGAGGCGCGTCCGCCATCCTTATTATCGAGGTCGAAACCGCCGATGGCTTACATCACCCAAGCCGAGCTGGAAGCCGCCTACGGGGCGAACAAGATTGCCGATGCGGCAGATCGTGACGCTGATGGCGCGGCCGATGCGGCGATCGTCGCGGCGGCGATCAGCCGGGCGACGGGTGTGATCGACAGCTACCTGCGCTCGCGGTTCACCCTGCCCCTGGTCAGCACTCCTGATCTCGTTCGGGAAATCGCTCTGGCACTGGCGCGCTATTTCCTGTCAACCGGAGAGTCTTCTGATCGCGTCGAGACCGATTACAAACAGGCGATCTCGTGGCTGAAGGATGTCCGCGACGGCAAGATGGATATCGGCCTCGACAATACCGATACCGCTGTCGCGCCGACCTCGGGCGGCCCGCAATTCGATCACGGTGGCGGGGCTTTCGATGCTTCCGCTCTCGATGCATTCCGGAATCGGTCATGAGCCTCACCGCCGTCTATCGCACAACCGGCATGCGCGAAGCGCGCAAGGTCTTCCGTGACCTGGAGCGGCGCGGCGCGGATATGACGCCGCTCGCCGATGCCATCGGCCAGGTGCTGGTCGAAAGTTCGGTCCATCGCCTCGCCGTCACCAACAAGGCCCCCGACGGAACACCGTGGCCAAGTTCGGCGCGCACCCGCGCACGCGGCGGCCCGATCCAGTATGCTCGTGGCGCTGGCGGGCTGGCCGGATCGATGCGCCATGCCGTCCAACCGGGCGGCGGCGCGGTCGAATACGGCTCGAACAAGCCCTATGCGGCACAGCGCCAGTTCGGTGGCACGATCAAGCCCAAGAAACCGGGTGGATTTCTGGTGTTTGAAACCTTCGATGATGCGACCGGCGAGCCGATCCTGATTTTCGCCCGCTCCGTGACCCAGCCAGCGCGCCCCTATCTCGGGGTTTCCGATGACGACGCCGACGATATCGGCAGCATCGCCCTCGAATATCTGAACGACGTTATCGAACAAGGGAGGCTCGCATGATCGATCCCGCCCTCGATCCCCTGGGCGCTGTCGAGGCCGCGATGCTCGCGCGCCTCAAGTCTTCCTTCGGCTGGGATGATGACAAGCGCGCGCTTCGCCAGATCAAAGCCATCGAATTCCCGTTCGACCAGGGCACTGACAAGGTCATGCAGCTGGAGCGCCTCACTGTGTTCGGGGTCACGTTCTTCGGCAAGATCACCCATGATTTCGGGAGCGAAGACGCCGATCTCGCGCCGTTCCTGCGCTTCCATGCCGACTGGGATATCGCCCCGGTCGCCGACCCGCCAACCGACCCCCTCCCCGTCGCGGCCCCCGATGCCGCCGACGATGTCACGCTCGAAGGAGATCACTCGTGAGCACACGGCAGAAGATGACGATCACGCCCTCCGAAGGGCTCAGCGTCCCGAAACCCGATGGCGGCTCGCTCGACGCTAAAGGCGAGCAGTTGCCCGTGACGCCTTACTGGCGTCGTCGCGAACGCGATGGCGACGTGACGATTTCCGAGCGCGCGAAACCGGCGGCCCGCAAACGCAAGCCACGCGCCCGCAAACCCAAAGCCAAGCCCGCGCCCAAGCCGGACGCCACCGGCTCCAGCGCAACGGAGAGCTGATCCATGACCATTTCCTTTTCCGAGATCCCGTCGACCAAGCGCCTGCCCGGCGCCTATGCCGAGATCGACAGCTCCCTTGCGGTTCGCGGCCTGCCGGGCATGCCGCACAAGGTGCTGATCATCGGCCAGCGTCTCTCGACCGGCGACCAGGCGGCGAATGTCCCCTACCTCGTGACCGATCCCGAACAGGCGGCGCGCGGCTCTGGTCGCGGATCCGGCTCGGCGGTCGACGTATCCGCGTGGCAGTTGCCGCTGACGATACCGAGTCGGATGTCGCCGCCGCGCTGGTCGCGGCCGCAACCGATACGACGCTCACCGGCACGCTCGCCGTCGATGGCAGCACCACCGAGCAGATCAATGTCACGGCAAAGCACAAGGGCCTCGCTGCAGCGGAGGGCCTCGACCTGCGAACCGGATATCTGCCCGAGGAAATCCTGCCGTTCAATATGACGGTGACCTTCGGCGAGACGACTGCCGGCTCCGGTGATCCGGATATCGCGGCAACCCTTGCGGCCGTGTCGGGCGAATGGTGGACCGAGATCGCGATGCCCTACCGCGATGGTGCCAACTACACCGCAATGCATGAATGGCTTCTCGAGCGCTTCGGGGCAACCGACATGCGCCAGGGCCATGCGTTCAGCGTCAGCCCCGGAACCGTGGCCGGCCTCAACACATGGGGCGAGAGTGTGAACTCGCAGTTCATCACCACGCTGCCGACGGAAGGCTCGTCCGGCTCTCGCGCTGCATCACGAACTATCAGCTCAGCGCTCTCGGGGCCGAGGATACCGCCTATCTCGACCTGACCACGATGACGACGCTGCGCTACATCCGCTGGGCGATGATCAACCGGATCGAGTTGCGGTACCCGCGTCACAAGCTCGCGAAATCCGGCACCAACTTCGCCCCGGGTCAAGCGGTCGCGACACCGGAAACCATCAAGGGCGAGCTGATCGGGCTCTATTCAGAACTCGAGACTGCCGGTCTGGTCGAGGACAAGGCCTTCTTTGTCGAGCGGCTGATCGTCGAACGCGACGGCAGCGATCCGAACCGCATCAATGCCCTGCTGACGCCGGACATCATCAACAACTTCCGGATCTTCGCCGCGAAGATCCAGTTCGTCCTCTAGGGAGACACTGCCATGCCCCGCTATGCCGGTCGCGCGACCATCACCTGGAACGGGATCAAGCTCGATTCCAAGAACGGCGCCACCATCGATCCGGGTGGCGTCACCCGTAACAGCCAGACGACGGATCAGCAGAGCGGTTATACCGAAGCCCTGCGCGTGTCGAAGATCGTCTGCACTGTCGCCATCGGCGAGGGTACGTCGATCACAGACCTCAACGACATCAAGGATGCCACCATCCAGTTCGCAGCCGATACCGGTCAGACCTATGTCGTCGAGGGAGCGTGGCGCGTCGGCGAGCTGAACGCGAACTTCGGATCGGACTCGGGCGTCGAGCTGATGTTTAACGGGCCTGAAGCCACGGAAGTGGGCGCGGCATGATCCGGCGCGACGTTCCTCTTCATCGCGGCCTGAAGATCGGCTCCGCTACCGAGCCGGCCAAGGTCTGCGTTATCCGTGAGGAGTGTCTCGAAGACGAGATGGAGGCCCTTGAAAAGGGTCTTGAAGGCCTTGCGAAAGAGCAGTTCATCGCCCTGCGGCGGGTTGTCTCCATCGGGTCGTTCGACGCTCCGGCCCCAAGTGTCCTGAAGCATCTGGCGCGGGTGGATTTCGACCTGATCCTGACGGCGCAGGCCGCGATGGATGTCCAGATCGCAACCGAGGCTGGCCTCATCCCGTCCGCCGGGGGGCGAGACGAGCCCGCAGACTCCGATGGAGCGGCTGCGGGCAATGCATGATGCCATCTTCATCCTGTCCAAGGTGACCGGCTGGCCGCGTGATGTGGTCGGCGCGCTCGGCCTCTTCGAGGCGGCGCATCGTCTCGCGGTTCACCGGGAGGCGCAGGATCGCTGATGGCTGAGATGCGCGCCAAGTTTCGTCTCGACCTGGTCGGGAATGTTTCCCGCACCGCCGGAGCCATGCGCCGCGACTTTCGCCGCATGGGCGATGCCGGTGAGCGGGACATGGCGCGCATCAAACGCAGTGCCGAGCGGCTCGGCGCGTCGGTCGGTATGGTGGCTGGCCGCGTGGCCGGCATCGCTGCGGGGTTTGTCGGCGTGCAGGAAATCCGGCGCGTTATGAATCTCGAGGAACGGATCGAGAGAATCGGCAACGCTGCAGAGAGAACAACCGAAGAGATGCAGGCCATGCGCTCGAAGGTGAACGAAGTCGCCAAGATGGATGACATAAATATCGACCCCACCCAGATATGGGATGCTCTCGATGCGGTCCAGACGATGACAGGCGACATCGATATCGGTGCAGACTCCTTGCGCCAGATAGCTCTTGCACTTCAGGCGTCGGGTGCTGCCGGCAAAGATGTCGGCAACATGGTTGCCGCCCTCGCCGATCAGATGGACATCAAGACGCCCGAAGGCTTGTTGAAGGCGCTTGATACCATCGCGCAGCTGGGTGCGGCTGGCAGTTTCGAGCTGCAGAACTTCGCAACGCGCGGCTCTGAGCTTCTCGCGCGGTATGCCACGCTTGGCCGCAAAGGTCAGGACGCGGTATCCGAGGTCGGCGCGATGATGAACATGATCGCAAGTACGACAGGCGGCAATGCCGACACGGCCGTGACCGCCTTCGACAACCTCGTCCGCAAAATCCTCGATCCGAAAACTGCGGACACCCTGAGGAAAGGGGGCATCCATCTTCGGGAGGTGACGGGGGGGTATCGCTCCATAGTTGACATCGCAAAGGAGATCGTCACGAAGGCTGTCGAGATCGAGGATGCGGGTGGGCGCTCTGCAGCCTCCACGATCGCGTCTGTTCTTGGCGATGCGGAAGCTGCGGCAGCACTGAACCCCTTCATCAATGACCTCAAGAGCAACGGTGACTTCAGCAAGGTCGATGGTCTCCTCGCCATCCAGGGG